GGTGGTATTGTTCTGAAAGAAGGCGGTGGAACGACAGGTAGTTCCAATGTTTCTAAGCAGAATACAAATGGACTGCAGGCGATCTTGATCTACTCGGTAAGCAAGGCCCAGAATTGGCCAATCCGTGAGTTTTACGATCGGGTATACCTTGCTAATCTTAGTGATGATAACATGGTCGCAACCAACGAAGATATTGATTGGCCGACAGTGTTTGAGATTGCAAAGAAGTATTTTGGGATGACGTTCAAGATTGAATGCTCGGGGACAAGTATCTGGGATCAGACGTTTCTAGGTAAGATTCCTAAACCCGGCGCTGAATACGAGGCTGATTTTGCCTTGATAGGTGCTGATGTCCCTGAATTCGCAGTTGTACACGAACGTTCAAAGTTGTTAATGAGGTATTCGCAATTCAAGGCTGATGCTACCAAGAAGATGACTAACCCCAAGAGGAAGGCAGAATATACGCTTCAGAAAGGGATTGGTTACTTGAATTTGTGTGCTCATCAACCAGATCTGTACACCATGATTGTGAATGATTTGACATTGGCGTTAGGAGGCGTTGACCCGAAATTCAGACGGATGTTGTTGAAGAAGAACAAGATCCCGAGTTACAAGAAAGTCATGGAGGATTGGTATAAACCTGGTTCTCTTGATCATATGGGGCAGGTCGATATGTTAAACTTCAGCACTGGTGATTTTGCCCGTACTGAGCAATTTTTATTGAGGTCATTGCGGGTGGTGCGACAGTATGGTTCTATGATTCCGTCGCATCTCTTACAGGTTGAAGATGACAATGCGTTGGCGAGATCGTGTGACATAAAGAGTTATGGGCTGTTTGAGGCGCATGCTTTCCATTGTTTCGTTAAAACGTATGATAGGAGTCCCACGGTTGAGGAATTAAAACGCATTTGTGAAATATCCCCTTATTCTAACCTTACATCGTGTGTTGAGTGGTTTAAGAATGTGGGGTGTAAATTACCGGTATCAGGTGATCTATTTGAGCGGAATTGCAATTATTCGGTTCTCCAGTTCTGGGCGTACACCTTGTTGTACATTCATGTGCAACCTGGTTTGGAATTGTTGAATCATGTACCATTGGGTAGTGTAGCCCTCGAAATGTTGAACATTTATTTGTTCACGTCGCGTGAGATATTTACACAGTGGAATTATGCATATTATGGGTCGCGGGGTCAGTCATCGAGTAGTATGTCAACGCTCGTGCCCAAGGATCCGTATAGGATGCATAAGGTTAT